TTTGTTGACGTTTAAGATATGCCTCTTCTTCTGCAATAGCTTTATTATTGTTGACTGTTAATGGTACTCCCGTTGATGGTGACACACCTATAAGCCTCCCATTTTCTTCTCGCAACCTCTTTAATCTCGAAATAGATTCATCTATATTCCGGATATAGGAATCATAAGTATTTGTGTCACGCTCTTTGTTTAATAGCTTATTTGCCTCCGCTAAATCAAGTACAGCTAACTCTTCCCGTTTATATGCTCCTGTTATAGCAGGTGATAGTTTTTGTAATTGTTCATAAGCGGATATTTTAGCTAATTCCGTTTCTGCCTCATCTTGCATTACACGTATTAATGATTCAACTTTATTTTTTCGTTCTTCCTCACGTTGAATCATCTTATCCTGTTCTTCATTGAATCGTTTTTGCGCTTTTTCTGCTGAAGTGATACTTGTAGACATAGCCAACATTGTAGCGGAAAGTCCTGCAACCACCGTAGCGAGTGCAACGTATGGATTGGTTATCATAGCTGCATTTAATGCTAATTGAGCCTTACGAGCTAATATGCGAGCATTAGTAAGCCCTATCTCAACAATAGTATGTTTACTTTCAGCTGCTGTTACAAGCATTACCGCTGTACGATATGTTCCGTATGTTGCGATCAGACCGACAAGTACCTTTCCAATAGTTTCATAGTTATTTATCAAAGAAGTGGTTGTTTGAATCCCTTTTATTATTACATCTTCCGACTTTTGTCCCAATTCATTAAAAACACCATCCATTGCATCTTGCATCATTGACAACTGGCCATTGATAGTCCTTGAAGCGTTCTCTGACATCTGATAGAACTTTCCGCCTGCGCTTGTAGCGTCAATAAACGCCTGTTGTACCATTTCTGCGGAAATTGCTCCATTGGACATTTCTTCTTTAAGTGCAGCAATAGATTTTCCTGTTTTGTCAGACATGATTTGTAACGGATTGAATCCGGCATTAATCATCTGATTAAGATCTTGCCCCATCAACTTTCCTGCTGCCGACATTTGAGAGAAAGCCAACGTAAGCGAGTTAAACCTTTGGGTATCTCCCATAGAGACATCGCCAATAGCCTGTAAATAACGTGGTACTTTCTCGACCTCGATATTAAAGCCTAACATCATCTGCGTAGCTTGGGTTACATCAGAAAACTCAAGAGGAGAAATCTTTGCATATTCACGGACTTGTGACATAAGTTCATCCGCCTTTTCTTTGCTTCCAAGCAAAGTTTGAATAGCGGTGTCTGCTGCTTGAAACTCGCCACGAACACGAACCATGTTTGACAGAAACTCCTTAATGGAGTATCCTCCCAATAATTTTTTGCCGACATTAGACATCGCTTGTTCTATCTGCTTTGTCACACCGACATTCTCTATACCCTCCTGTTGATATAAAGTATACTCGTCACGTAGTTTTTTTACCGATAGTCGTGCATTAGCCTGTTCTTGCGTTAATCCAAATAAAGCAGCTTTCTCTCCATCCAAGGCCTTGCGTGCAGCGTTGTATTCTTCCAATTTCTCATTAGCGGACAATGGATTTCTTTTCAATGCAATACGATAGGCCTCTCCAAGTCGTTTTACATCAGTCTCTACATCTTTAATAACAGCTTTTTGAGTGATAATTTTTTCTGATAATCCGTTTACAACTTGCGAAGCATCGAATATTTTCTTTTTAAAACCTTGGTTTATTTCATTGCCTGCACGTACTGCGGAAGTGACAAGAGAATCCAATTCTTTCGTATTTTTAGCAAGTTGAACTTCCATTGCCCGGAAAGTAGCCGGAGAAGTATTACTATCCATCCCGGCAATAGTAGATTTTAACTTATCTATCTCTTCCCGTAACTTAATGACTTTTTGATAGTCAGCTTCTATGTGAAACGCTAATTTAGGCATACATCAATGTTTTGGATAAAAGTACATCAGACCAATAAAGTAGTAGAATTTTATGGGAATAGATACATGACAATGAAAAGATTGTCGTGAATATAGAATCATGCTCCTCTTTTTTGTCTCATAAGATCCTTTCCCGACATCTTTTTTACTTCAGTTTTCTCTTTGTCCTCATAGACAGCCCTCGGTTTATCAGCACTCATCAAGAGCAAAAGAAGATAAGGAAGATCCTCATACACCTCCCTGTAAGAAAGGTTCAAATTTTCCATGAATAAGGTAATACTTCCTACGATGGTATTGCCTCCTACTAGTTGGGTTTTACTATCAGATTTGCCAGCTCCATCGCTAACTGGCAGACTACGAAAAAATCACGTCCGGTTATTAACTCAAAAGCGACAAAATACGCTTGCAATAATTCTTCTTTAGAACCTGAAAGCATCTGCCGTTCGAGGCTTTCAGCTCTTTTTTGATAATTCGGGACATCACCAACCACCAAGAATGAAAGTCCCTTGACGATATTCTCCAAATTGACAGGAGCAACCTTCATTAATTCCCGCACAGTGCCATTTTCCGGTAAATCGACCTTACTTAAATATTGGGTAGCCCTCATTATCACTTTGATAGAAGGAGCTTTGATTACATATACTGTTCCCCCTACAACAATAGCTTTTCCATAAGTACCGGAAAGTAACTCTGATATGTTTTTTGAAACCTCACTCATAGTTTAAATATTAGAGGGTGATTGCTCACCCTCGTCATTAACTTATCCACCCAAAGTTGTATCCTCCCCGTCTTCCCAGCGCTCAATAGGAACGCCGGCTTTGGTTGGTTTCAACGCCGTAAAAACAAGGGCTAAGCCAATTGCTTTTTCATTCGCTTTACCAGAAGCAGAAACACCGGCACGAGGAAAAATAATTTTCACACCATCTTCAGTTGTGGCACGGACGGTAAACTCTTTACTCTCTACATGGTCGGCACGCTCCCATGTGCCCGGCTTACTCTCTGACCCCGCCGTAAACTTACCACCTTGGAATTTAGCCTTAGTCTCAAGATCATACATACCAATAGAAGCATTGATCTTAACCGCACCCGGCTTTTTAGAGGAATAATAGGTATTTCCAGCTACATCTTTGTAATCCTTAACCTCCGGATCTTCATCCTCATAAGTGAAGGTGTCCTCATGAACTACCGGGACTTCTTCAAAAACAGAACCTTCGGCACCACCAGCCCCGATCGGCGCAACCTCCAGCTTCTGAAGGTTTACCACCACAATTTTTTTATTCTCTGCCATAACTATTTTACATTTAAAACTTCAAACAAAACACTAACATTCACATAATGACACTTTAAAGCAGTGTCCGCTTCCGTTCCTATATTATAGATAGAATAGCGATAAAAAGAACCATTATAGGAACCTGTACTCCTTAATATCTTCATAGCTTGTCTTTCAAGCTCATTCAGTCGGATAGAGTTGGCTTCATTCTTGCTCAAATCGGGCACACAAAGATTCACTTCTGCGAAAGACTTCTTCCAATAAGTCCCCGGCTGTTGCTTCTTCGTGTGAATGACAATCCTTTCGGACTTCAATTCACCCGTCAGCGTTTCCCCTGCTGGTACTATACCTATCCCGAAAGCCTTGCAATCCCGATAGAGAATGTTTCCTATGTCAGTAGTTACTATCATCCCAATGCTTCGATACGTTGGTTGAGAATGTTCAGATACTCACCCATATAATCGCGCTGTTGCAGAAGCAAATCACGTTGGTGTTCGTCTTTTACAACTTCTTTAAACTTGGGAGTGTCTACAAAAGCACACAGTTTACTAAATCTTTCAGCCAAATCCTGCCGTTCGATAAGTAAGCGGTCTTTGAATGTTTCAGCCACCTTGTATGCCTTTTCAAACACATCTTTAGGCGACCAACTCTCGTAGCCGTCTTCGTATACCACCTTGTATCCTTCTTCCACTTGTTCCATAGTTCTTGGAATAGCATCAGTGGGCAGATATACCTTACCACCCTTGCGAATTGCAGGTATAGCCTGAACTAACTTTGTACCAATATACTTTTTCATTTTTCAAATTCTTCTTTTAATCGTTTCTCCGCAAATAAAGCGGTACTACTTAAAACATCATACCCTTTAGATTCTACGAATGATGCGTATTCCGCTTCGTTTTTCAGTGTCAAACCATCTTTATCGACATCGTAATCATTGGACGTTCTCAAAGTGAGTGTATGGTCTTTATAATCGCCATATTCCTCTGCGTACTTCACGGCTTCATCCCCCACATCAATCATCTTCTTTTCGACCTCCCATTCTCCTTCATCGAAAAAAGAGTCGACATCTGAGAAATCGAAATCTACATCCATAATTCTGAGTAGTTAAAGTAGTTTGTACTCTTTACCGTGTAGACTTCGCCTTGACCTCTTACGCCATCACCATCCATGCAACGTACTTCATCGCCAGCCTTGACAGTAATTCTTTTCTCACATACTACATGATAATTCGGACGATACACAGAGCCGTTATCAGATGAAAACTCTTTGGTAGTGTTATCATCACAACGGCATTTGCCTACCTCCTGCCAGTATTCACCACCTGTACCGGGAATGGGTCTTCCGAACTCATCCTTAGCCATCGGGGTGATAACTTTAACCTGCAATATGTGTGGAGCGAATATCATAAGAAAGTCACTTTAGGTTTGTTACCCAGTTCGTCTTTCAAACCGTACTGTTTACACAGCCATGAGTACAATTTCATTAGACTATCAACATAATTAGACCAAGACACAGAAAATCCGCTTTCGCTGACCGAAGATGGATTTTGTATCATCCACGGAATTTGCTTTGCACAAGCGACCTCTAATCTTGCCCGATTTTCCTCGGCAAAAGGTTCTTCACCATCCAATCCCGTTCTTGAAAGTATATTTTCAACTACAAGATTAGACGGGGTGTTCTTATCAAATACGCTTAGTACAAACTCCTTGTTACTCATGGCTGCTATCATTCAATATGGTGTAATCAGTTTACTATATGCGGTATAGCTATAATGCGTACAATGTTTAGATTTATAGATGTATCTGAACGGACATTTTGGAACATTAATTCGTATCCCTTGAATAGCCGCTTCCTCTTTCATCGAACACATCATAGCCGGGTTATTTGCAACCAAGAAGACGGGAGGTGTCATGGTCAGTACAACACAATCAGCCGGAGCCGTTTCCAAAGTGATAAACTGAATATCCGGCAAACCGGCATTAACCGATGGATTCACGTATTCACACTTAGGAGATTTCACACTTGATGCCTGCACGCTCAACGAAACCAAAGACATCATTAAAAAGCCACACATGGCAAAAATAAAATTCTTCATTTCTTTTCTGATTTATAAAATTAGACAATGGAAGGGTAGAAGCACTACCCTATCCTTTTACTCGATACCTAATGCTTCTTTCAGTTTGGCTGTTGATTCTTCATCCAGTTCTGCAACCTTAGCCAAAAGAGTTTCCTCTTTCATATTGCCGGAAGCCTGCGCACCGATAGACTTCAAAGCGTCAACCAAAGCCTTCTTCTCAAACTTCTTTTCAAAGAGGGAGATTTTCACCTCCTTCTTTTCTTCAGGGGCTTTCACTTCGGTATTTTTTGCCTCAATCCGTTCAGCAAGTCTGCGGCTTTCCATATCCAGCACACGGGCTTCCTCACCGACTTCAATCACTTCACCGGGAGTATAATACTTTCCGGTGAACTTGTCGCGGAAAACTGATATAACCTTTACTTTCATATCCTACCCCCTTATGCTGATTGGATGGATGCAATTTCGCTCAAATCGAAATTGGTTATCAAATCTGGATTGGAAATCTGCGGAATCCACTCTGCCGTATATTCCATGTAGCGACCGTTTTTGTCACGGTGGTTGGAGATAAGCATCTGCCCCTCTGACGGGATATAAGTACGTCCTTGTACTGGATCTGTCGCTTCATACGGGGTATGATGGCGCATATAACCAATGTTGTCAGAAGGTAACAGAGTAATACGGTTATCCGCGTAAATCTGCACATTCTTTCCCGTCTGGTCTTTCACGTAGTCCTCCTTGATTTCAATACGCGGCAAACCGATGCCGGTGAACACTTCGGAAGCCAAAGAAGAGGAAACCAATCCCGTACTCAACTTCATTTCGTTGCTGCCGAGAATCATCTTGTACTGCTCACCAAATTCAGATGAACCAAGAATAAGCTTGTTGAAAGATGCACGAGTCATAACCATCTTGGCATAAACGCCATAGTCCGGTGCCAAGGAATGAAGTTTCTCTCTCAAATAAGAGATAAACATATTCTTTCCGTCCACAACCACATCTCCACTTTTCGGCTTGATAAAATTGAACGGAAGGGTAATCTCCAGCAGTTTATTATTGGTCTGACCGGAAGTGATTGCAGCGTCTTTGTTGTAAACGGTGGCTTCACCAAGCATCAACAGCGCACCGACAATAATATCCATACGCTTGTGGGCAGCAAGGGTAATCTGACGGTAGTCGTCTGCCAGGAAGTTTACAATCTCTTCCATTGCAGCCTTTTGGTCGGCTGGCTTAGCTGCATTGAACTTGTCAATCAAATCCTGCAATTCAGAAAGACGGTCAATAGACATCTGATAAGCATCACCCAAATAGGCAATCTCACCATATCCGGAACCGATGTTCCGACGTTCACGAATGGGTTTCTCTCCAAAACGTGAATTGATAGAGCCGGCCATAACTCCGGTTACAGAACCGATATAATCCTTGAACACACGAGTAGTTACTCTGCGGAAAGTAAGATACTGCTGCCAATAGATTGTGTCCTTGCGTGTCTGGTTCACACGTCTGATGATAGCGGAAACGATGTTCGCATCATCGAATAATGTTTGAATCGTTAAAAACATATCCTACCTCCTTACTCGTTAAATTCAAACCATCCCTTCATGTTGGCTTTATCGTTCTCGGAGAACGGCATAACCAATTTTGAAGGGTCAATCTCTGCGGCTGTACGAAGCAATGAAACCAATGTAATTCCGTCCTCAACCTTTGTACGGTTGTACAGAGCCGAATTAGCGACATGCTTTTGCTTTAAACCATCAACTGCAACCGCATTGAATAATACAGCATCTTTGGCAATATTCTCACCAAAAGCAGCCTTAATAGTCAATACATCATAACCGGCATTAGATTTATCAATTGCCGTTACTTCTGCGCCTTTCTTGCCGCTTCCGACAAACATACCCACATAAGCCAAAGAGTTCTTGGCTACTTTGATAGACAAAGCCTCTCCACCAGTGGTATAGGCTTCTACAACTCTCACATTGATTACCGCATAAGCGAACTTGTTTTTCAAGTCCGCACAAATCGGTGTAAATCCGGGAAGAAAACTTCCCACTACCAGGTTCTGCGTATCAAGTTTGAACGGACCACGTCTACGAATGCCGGTCTGGACATCGTAGCGTTCCTCTTGCTCAACGGGCGGAACCAAGTCATACTTAAATCCTGCTGACATAATTAATTCTTGTTTTGTTCAACAATAGTTTTCGTCCCCTCATCAATCATCTTAGCGATAGATTCAGATTCTTTCTCAATCTTCGCTTCCGCTGATTCGGGAGGGGTTACGCCTTTGAAGCCGTCATTTGCGAACTCCTGCTTCAAATCCTTGAAGTATGCGTCCAAGTCCTCATCGTCCTTGATGGCGCATCGTTTGGCGTAGTTTTCGGGAATACCATACTCCTTTGCCTTTGCCAAAATCTGCTGGCTACGTGTTGCTTGAGCCTTCTCCGTTTCAAACTGTGTTAGCTTATCAGAAAGGCTCTTGTTGGAATCAATTAAAGCTTGCGCCCATGCAGGCACATCGTCTTTATTCTCTTCCGTTTTAGTGGTTGTGGTAGTCTCGATTGGCTTACCGTCTTTAAGGTTATGTTTCTTCTCGTAGTTGGAAACTGCGGTCTTGGAAGCATCCCCGGCACGGAAATCACCATAGGAATTAAGCACGTCCGAAAAATTGATACCCTCAATAATGGAGTTTACCTTTGTCTCGTCCGTTACACCCTCTGCCTTCTTAGTGGCAATGCGGGTAAGAATAGCAGTGTCCACCCCTGCGAATTTCTGTTGTAGCCCTGCTAAGATTTGTTCTAAGATTGTCATACCGTATGAATTTGATTTATAAATTTCTACGGTAAAATTCGATCTTAATAAAGAGAATGAGAAATAATCAGGATAGTTATATACGACAATCAGACTATTGTCATAAATATGGCAAAAAAGGCGTGAAACTGAATGAATCACGCCTAAAATATATCACGACAAAAACTTATACCCCCAACACTATATTTGCATCAATATTTAGCTTCCGGCTTATCTCACGAGCAACTTTCAAGGTTGGTTCACATTTACCAGATATATAATCACTTAACCGTGATGGGCTGACGCCAACCAATTTTGCAAGTGATTTTTGATTAAGCCCCATTTCGTACATACGAAGTTTAAGAACATCTACAAGTGTTGGTTCTCCCAATGCAAAATGTTCTTCGGAATAATCAGCAACCAAATTAGAAAGAAGCTCCAATTCTATGCTATTTGGGTCATTCAAAGGAGTGTCATCTTTCACTAAAGGAAGAAGTTCCTCTACTCTTTTCACCACCCATTCATATTGGGCTTGATTTTCTATCTTTGTCATAATCCTAAATATTAGCGCAATCTATTTTATCATATTCTTTATGAGTACCAATAAAGCGAACATACACAAATTGAATAGTGAATTTAATCACTACTACTAAACGATAGTTGTTACCTTTGATGTTAAAAACATAGTGTTGATTACCTACATTATCAACGCTATTAAACGTTTTCTTGATATCGACAAAGCAAGTCCACTTGCTTCTTTTCACAATGGTAATCCATTCTTGCAAAGCAACCTTTGAATCGGGATGGTTCTCTGCATATTCTTTTAATGCTTGTTCGGTAAATATTCTCATTGGTTACTCAATTATCGTATGACAAAGATATAGATATAATTCTATAATTCAAAATTGTATTCTAATATTCGTAATTTAAAGAATGAAAAAATAGCGGCAACCCCGAGGAATCACCGCTAACTACTCTATTTTTCTTATAACAAAATTATAGACTTCGTAATTTTTCTGACCTAGAAGTGTTTCTCAGTTCTATTTTTCTGATTTCCTTCATAAAAGCCTTACAAATGAGCTAACACAAATACCATCTCTTAGGCTTGATTCTTAGAATTAGGCAGTTTCCCTCCGATATTACTTCTTGATTGTACTTTTTCATTCTGTTCCTCCTTAATATCCTTAAGTTCTTCCTCAATGCGATCTGCGTTCCCGGCAAACATAATACCTTCACGTGTTGACCAGATGCCACCACTGACAGCGGAAACGGCAGTAGTCACCTTATCATTCAAATCATCAATCATTCTTCTTTCAACAATAGAAATGCTTTTATATTATTTTGAGGTTGAACAGAAAATACGCTTTTTTCTTTTCCTTCTCTTAAAAAAGACAGAAAATCTTGTGCATCGGGAACCCGTTTCTCCTTTTGATATAATTCATGGGCTTTTTCACCCATAAAGTCGGCACTAAGTTCTTCCTCAATATATTTCTTTTTATTTTCATCTAATGTCACAAGACCATCTTTATACTCTTGCAGGTATTTAACAAATTCTTGAAATTTTATTTCATCATTTAAAATGTCAAGAATCATAGAATATCTTTTCTCGTTGGATGTAAGCTTATCTTTTATGTGATTATATATCTTTATGGCCAAGTATTTTAATAGGTCATATGATACGCCAGCTAATACTGCTGCTGCTATCCATTCCAGATAATTTGTAGGCGATAATAAATTGTAATGAATATCTAAGTTCTTTTCCGCCTCTTTTCTATAATAATATCCATACCTTATAGACTTCTGCGCTTTTTCTATAACCTTATTATATTCATCTTCCGATATTGTATGCTGACAATTAGGGCATATTAAGTTTTCAGTTATATGTCCACAATTCAAACAAATGTACTCCATAATAGTTTTATTTATAATTTTTCAGCTAAATTCTTCACATCTTCCG